ATTATTTACATCTGGGTTTGCATTTGGAAAACTTGTTTCATTTGCAATCGGCACAAATCCACCAACATCATCTACAAGATCAATTACTCTTGCATCAATAGCTGCTGTTGTTGCAATAAAATCATCGTTACTTGTCCATGATTGACCAGAATTAATTAATTCAGATGTATCTTTATTTAAAAATCTAGTATTAGCAGCAGATGTTGTATAAAAAGTATTATCATCAGGTGTGTGTCCTGATTGTTCTGAATTTACTATTATTGCAGCATCTGCAATTTTTGCAATTGTAACTGCATCATCTGCTATTTTAGCTGTCGTTACAGAATTACTTGCAAGTTTTGCCTCTGTAACATTAGCATCAGTTATTTTTGCAGTTGTAATAGCATTGTCAGCAATTTTTGTAGTTGTAACTGCATTGGTATTTAATTTAGCTTCTGTAACAGCACTTGCATTTATTTGTGATGCTTGTACTGCATTGTTTGCTATTTTATCATTATTAACAGCATCGTTTGTAATTTTTGCTGTTGTTACTGCATTTGATTTTAAATTTGCAGAATCAATAACATCTTCAGGTATTGAATTATTTGTTTGTGATAAAGCTGCAATATAAACATTGTTTATTGCTTCATTTGCAATAGATCCACTATCTAATGTAACATTAACAGTTGTGTTTGTTGAAAAAGATGATGATGATATTGTACCAAATAAAGTTCCAGGTGATGTTTGAATTATTTTTACTCTTCTACCTGTATGATAAAAAGCTGTTACATCTGCACCAGCAATTGTAAATGATGTGCCACTTGCATAAGCTGCTGTAAAAGATCCTGAACCATCACCATACTCAACCCATTGTGCATCATTAAACCAATCTCTTGTGTTTTTCATCAATGCTCTAATTGCATTGTTTAGATTTGAAGGTAACATACCTTCTGCAACTGAAATACCATTAAGTGATGTGTTGCTTGATTGTGTTGTTGAATAATCTTTAATATTTGATGTCATCTAATCTCCTAAAAACCATGCAAAGACTTTATTGCTTTCTTTATTTTTATCATTAATTAAGGTGTTGATTGCCTCTTCAATTTGTCTTTGAAAAAACTCTTGTGTTTCAAAACTGTATCTTACATTATCAATATCAGTTTTTTCTGTCATCTTAAACCTATTCTTGTTGCTGTAAGATCAACTCCTTGTGCATGATTCCAAGCAACACCACTTGGAGTTTTCACTTTTATTTTAAAATATCTGCCTGATTGTCTAACAGGATTATCACCACTTGTATTCATACTAGAGGTTGATGATTCTGTTGCATTATCTGCTAATCTTTCTCTACTTTTGATAGTTACAGATGCAGCAGCATCTACAATCGGTCTGATATTCGTTATACTACTTCTATGTCCTGGAAACAACTCTAATTCTCTTGTTTCTATAGTTCCTTCATTTGCTGTGCCTGAGAAGATGGCTGCCTTAAAATCATTGTCAATTGCACCAAGAAGCATCTGACCACCATTCCAAAAATCAGTATCTAACGCAATATTAATTTGATCTAAGTTTTCAGATATAATATCCATCAATTCTACTGTATATGCACCAACGAATTGAGAAAAAATTGTACTAGCATCACAATCTGCTAATGACCATTTTTGTGTTGCATAATTATAAATAATAATTTTATCACAAATTCCTGTTGTATTTGCAGTATTACTTGCAGATGGATATAACCACATTGCTAATTGATTAAAAGGATCAACTGCTGCACAAATTCTATCTGCAAAAGCTTTGTTTAAATCAATATCAAAAAATCTATTTACTTTTTCAGCTCCGATAGAAATTACTTGGTCGCCATTTATTTCAAAAAAACCATCGTCTGCATAGAAAAATACTCTTCTATTATCTTGACATACAGTTCTACCTAACACAGCACCTCTATTTGGTGAAATAACAGATAATCTAAATACTGTTGCACCACCCACATAGTCCATACGAATTATTTGATTTTGACGAAATATATATCCTATTTCACCTGATGTAATATGAACTATCTGACCACCTGATCCTGGTAAGTCTTGTAAATCAGATTGTTTGTTACCTGCTTCCCATGTTGTAATATCATTTATTCCTGACCATTGTATTCTGTTACTAAAATTTGTGTGATTACCTGTAACTAAAAAATCTCTAACTACACCACTTACTTTAAATACTGGAACTGTTCCTGATGTGCCAATACTTGATAAGTTTGCAAAGTTTGTAGAAGTTCCCATCAAATAATATAATGGTGCATCTTTTCCATTACTTGCAATGACATGATTACCAAATTGTGTAAATGTAAAATATTCATTGTTTGCTCCTGTCAATCCTGATTTTCTTGAAGTAAAAGATCCTGATGCCAATTGAAAAATATCTGTATTAGTTGCAACAAAATTAAAAACTGTGTTTGAGTTATCTCTAAATGAACCAGCTCCTCTAGAATCTTTTGTTAGATTATTTGAACTGTAAGGAACTAAAGAAGGAAATCTTTTATATGATGTTCTTGCAAAATAAACATTATTTGCAACATTAGCACCTGGATTTAAATATTCAGGTTGATCTGGTAGCCATTCTCCAAAAGGTATTTGCATTTTATGTATTATTAGTTGTTACTTTTATTGTGTCATTAAATGGTGCAGCCACAGTTACATCTGATCTTATTTGTAAAGGTGAGCCACTAAATTGATCTTCTCTATCATTTCTCTCTAGTCTTTCTAAAGCTGTTGTATAAATTGATTGCCATTGTTGCAATCTTTGAGGTTCTACACCACCCAAAAAATTAGCTGCATGATATAATGATCCATATAAATAAATACTTGGATGACTTGTTAAAATAAAGTTACTTGTATTACTTGTAGATAAAGGATCAAAAGATTTATAAAAATTTATCGTTGCTGAATATGATGATGCAGGTAAAGGTGCAAATCTAAAGTTATCACAAAGTATCGTATAAGCAACAGGTCTGCCAGATGTAGAAGAGCCTTTGATTTCATCCATTTGTGATGGTGTAATATATCTTAATGCAAACTTACTACCCCCTTCTGTAATAAAAAAATCTCTTACTTGTAAAAATCCAGTAGGTAAAGGTTTTGTTTCAGCATCAATGGTAAATGCTGATGAAGTTAACATTTTTCTAATTCTTAATTTTGAATTAATTTCAGCTTCTGCTAGTGCAATAAAATCTTTTATTTGATTTGTTAAATCAGATCTGTTTAACCAGTCTGCTATTGATGATTGTAATTCTGAATAATTTGATAATGCCATTATATTTTTCCTTCAGCAGTTCTAAAATATTTAAACTCATTACTATTAAGTTTTTGTTTTAATATTTTTTTTTGTATTTCTTTTGGTAATCCAAACCAATTACTTGTGCCATTATATTCATTTGCCCATACAGATAAAGCAATAGTAGGAATAGATGCAATTCTTTTTAAATCTCTTGATTTAGAGTAACCATCATTAAGATTGAGTAATCGTTTATTATGTTGTAAATGAGGATTAATATTTACTTCTTCTTTAACAGCAATTTTTTTATCCATTTCATCGTTGATGTAAGTTGTTTTCTGCAACCCATCAACTGTAATATCTCTTCTCATCTACCTTGTCCTCTATATTTTTTAAACATTCGTTTAAATGCTTTGTTTGGTGATTTACTATGTCTGCCAGGTCTTTTTCTTGGCTTTTCTTTGACATAATTATTTACACCAAATAAAGGTTTTTTTTTCGCCACTAAGCACTCAACTCAGTAACAAAAACATTTGCAGAACCTATAGCTGCAACTTTTTCTCCAGGTGAAACTTTAAAAATTTCAGGTTGGTCAGCAGGTATAAAAATTGTGCTAGAAGTAGCTGTGGGATTTGATGAAGCATTACCACCAAACTCTATATGACAATCAGCATCAGCAGCAATTCTTACATATTCAGTTTGTGAACCAAATACATCAGTAACAGCACTACTTGAACCACTACTTGCAATCTTTTGTGTTTTTGTAGGTCTTAATCCATAATTAAAACTCATTTTATTCTCCTATAAGTTTTGGGGGTTTTTACACCCCCATATTTTTTTATCTTCTCACAACAATTGTAAAATGCAATGTATGAGTATTTGTTGATGCTCCATCAGTTGCTAAAGCGATAAAATCACCTTCAACAACATTGTTTGCAGCAGTTGGTTCTACAGAATCAATATCACCAGCAGCAGATCCTGAATGTGCAATTGTTAAAGCACCACCAGTAATATTAGTAGTATTAACTTTTGCAGTTACAGTTGCATTTGCTGTAGCAATTGTGCCACCTAATACAGAAGTAATTTTAATTACTTTTCCTGCATCTGGCACAGGTATTCTTACTGTTTGTGCAGTAGATACATCATTGATTACACCATATAAAAAATAATCATTAAGTGTTCTCATTTTTCTTCTCCTCAGTCGTT